AAGAAATAGCAGTTTTGTAAGTCGTGTAAAAATTCAATTTTATTATTACCGTAAAAAAACTCATCGTTTATAATTTCAAGTTCAAACATACTTGCGTTGTATTCATCAAATCTGAAAAACTGCATATCATCCCAACCGTTATAAATATACCCGTCAAGAGTTCCTTTGCACTTCAAAATTATTTCTTCTGTTAGTTGGATAGGCTCAACGCTATGTAATGGAATTTCTCCAGTACTCATATTGAAAACATCGATATCGTCAATACCATCTACTAAAATTACATCGCCATTGTAATTTATATAATTCCCAATTCTTAATTCATTTGCTTGTATCATTTGATTTTTCTTTTTGTGTCATAGTTGATACGCGTAATAATTATATAATATTCTTTTTTTAGTCATTGCTTCCCACTCTTGAAGTGTTCCAATCTTTTCGTGTCGTTCCATTGTCTTTTTATTGATTGCTACAATTCTCAACTTGGTATCTGGATGCAATGGTGTCAAGTTTTTCTTTGATTTCTGCTCTTTCAAAATTATTATAATTATTATAGTTGTCTAATAGGTTGATAAGGAAATCGGGTGCATTTAGATACTTTTCTAATTTTTTGTACTTATTGAGTTCTTCTCTTAGTTCATAGTTCAAAGATAACAATTCTTGTGATAGTGTCTTACTTGAAATTGTGAATTCTATCTGATTAGCCAGTTCATCTTCTATTTTTGAACGAGTGATTCTTACTTTTTCATTGTATATTTCGTACATCTCGTAGTTCTTGAGTGCGTGAATAACGGTTGCGTGATTCTTACTAATTGACTTGCCTATCTCTGTAAGTGATTGATTCGAATATTTTCTCAATAAAAAGCAATATAACGCTCTGTATTCAACGATTTCACGCTGTCTTGATACTTTACTTATGTTTATACTTGTAATCTCTTTAATTCTTTTCTTAATATAGTTGTTAATCGTGTCTTTAGATTTTACTTTGATTATTGTTCCAGAACCATTGCATTCTTTTTTGTTTGTTATAATATTCCTCTAATTAGATAATCGTGCAAATCTATCCCTTCTGTTTGAAAGAAATGGTTGTAGTTATCGATTCCTTGCTCCAGTTTTTGTCTTCCAGATTCAAGAAATTCATCCGAACATTCAAAGATACCGATATCAGTACTTCCTTTGTCAATCACCAAGAAAGTAAATGTGTCGACATTGAACATCAGTGAGTAAAGATATGCTTGTAAATCGTATCCGTACTTATACGCAGAGTACTTAAACGAACCGATGTCGGTGGTGGTCTTTAAGTCGACAATCATATTGTCTTTCAAGATGTCTGCTTTTGCTCTGAAAGGCAATCCATCTATCATTTCAATAGCAGGAACTTCGAATTGCGACTTTTGAATCAATCCCATTGCTTGGGTGTTCTTTAATAAAGCATCAGTCAATCTCTCTGCTTCATTCTTTTCAGCAATAGTATAAACATCTCTTTTGTGTTCAGCAAGTGTTTCTTTGTATGCTTTCGTGTTCTTACTTTGAACATCAACGAAAATCATTTCATCAATTTTGTGTTGTTCTAACACCATAGTGTGAAATAATCTTCCATCTCTTAATGCTTGTGTTTCACCACTACCGTACTTTCTAACGTAGTGAAAAGTTTTTGGTGACTTGATTAGTGTTTTTAGAGAAGATGCTGAAAGAGCATTCTGTCCAAGATAACCATAGTAGAAGTCATCGTTTAGCATTTCTTTTAGGATTTCATATCTATCCCATCTTTTGTTGTCAAATGTTGTTATCATCGCTTATTTGTCTTTTAATTTGTTCGTAATAGTATTCTTCTTGTATCCATAAGTTTGCAAGTGATTGTCGTATATCAAGCAGTTTGTTAGCCATAAAGACATTTTCTTGAAATCTTGCCAAATCATAGAGCAAGTTCAACTGCTCAAGGATTGATTGCTTCTCCATCGAATTCTTGTTTTAAACGGATTAATAAATACACTAACACTCCTGCACAAATGTAGTTGTTATCCGAGATACAACCTATTGTTGCGATAATAAAGTCAATAATCTTTCTCATTTTTTTAGTTTTTTCAAGTCAGTTAAATACTCGTTCACCACATCTTGTGGTATTAACCCATCCGAATGTAACCATTTATAGTACTTCAAGAATAGGATTTGTTCGTTCAATGTTTTTGTTGGTTTCATATGCTATTGTTAAAATAGTTAGTTATTTGTTTGTTTAAGTGATTTCTTAAGTTTGGTAAGTCGTGAGATAATTCTCCAGTTAATTGAGTGATTTCTGCATACAACAATGTGCATTCTCCTCTAAATCTTTTATAGTACATCAAGTCAATTTCCATTATTTCATCTTCTTCAATGTACACTTCGAAGTTAATAGTACCGTACATCAAGTTATTGATTATTAAATCTGCTTCGATTTTTACTTGACCAACTTCTTCGACATCATCGCAATAGTTAGAGATGAAGTCAACAATTTCGTGTAATAGTTTTTCTGCTCTCATTTTTTTTAGTAGTTTAATACTGCGAATATACAACCTTTTTTTAATTAATTAACATCGTTGTTGATTTTAACAAAATTTTAACATTTTTACGGGTATAAAAAAAGGTAGATTATTTTCTACCCTTTAGTTGCATCTGACAAACTGCATATCGTTGGTCTTTGTCTTTGTACTCTTGATTCATCTTTTCATCTGACATACATCTTTGAATGAACTCTTTTTCTGTTTCATTTTTAGTTGGTTGCGGTATTGGCATCTCGTATCTGTTTTTGAATTTCTCTAATCTTATCGTTTAACTTTTCATCGTTTGCTCCTTTCAAAAGTAGTGAATCCTGCTTTTTTAAAAGTTTAATCAAACGAAATTCATTCTCTACTTGTTCAACTCTATCCATTTTGCTTGGTCTTTTCTAATGTGTTCCAGTTCTCGTTCTAAATAGTCAATTGCTTTTTCTAAATCTTTGATTTGTGTGCCTTTTTTTCTTGCTCTTGTAACGTATTTAATCACGTTTCCTTCATTGAAATTAAGTTCGTGCATTTTTACGAAATCAATGACATCTATGTCTGAGTTGTAGTGTAATGGTTTCATATGTCTAATCTTAAAAATTCAGCATTTGCGTGTTCGAGAAACCAGTCTTTGTTGTCTTTGTATTTGTCTATAATTGCGTTCAAAAGCACTAAATCGTCAATCGTAGACTTCGATATTTTCTGAATCAACTCTTCGATGCTTCGCAGGATGTTTGTGGTCATTTCTCGGTCTGTGTTGTATATTTTCTCGTACTCATCTCTAACAACCGACTCAAGTTCGTGATTCAATCTCTTTCCTAGATTCTTAATCTGCTGACGGTACTGCTGCGTAAAGTAAAGATTCTCGTTTGCTTCAAGCGTAAGTTGTGACAAAAGCACAAATTTCAAGTATTCCAATTGAATAGGATTTTCTTTCATATTTTTTGACTTTCATTAATGTTTAAATAAGTGACTTCTTTTTCTATTTTCTGTGTATTTCCGAATTGAGTTGTTGCAGGATTCATACTATTCACTTCCCATATTGGTTTGATAAGATACAGATTGAATAAATACACTCCTTTAGGTGTCGAATTAATGTATATCGGAATATCCAAGTGTTTAGAAGATTCCTCAATCATTGCATCGTATTTCTTTTTCTCCAAAAGTAAAGTATCATAATGTCTTTTTCTACATTTCAACTCTATTCTGTGACTTGTCGAAGGTGAGTAGCAATCCCATCTTGACATCTGATTTCTTGACTTAACTAAATCAAGATAGAGATTCTCTTTAAGGTAATCAAACAAATCTTGTTCCTGCCAATTTACCATCTATTCTTGATAAGTATCGTACACTCTTCTTAATTCCGACATCGTAGTTCTCCAACAACTATCACAACTCGTTTGTTCCAATTGTACTTCAAAGACATTCTTGTAAATCTCCATCAATCTGAATTGTTGTTTTGGAGTCAATCTATTTGCTTTTTGTTCGAATATTTCCTTAAGATAATTATAGTCAGACTCGTT